TCAAACCTTGATTAAATCCCTCGCTGATGCGGCCTTTTTTCTGTACGGCAGGATAAACTTCTTAAAGAAAGCCCGCCCCCATTTCACAGATTCCAGCTCCAGGAAAGTGTAGAGGGTATAAGCCACAGCCGACACAATTAATAAAATGAACCCTATTGCCATGCCTTTCGAAAAATAAAATGTCACAGTTGGAGGCAAAGAAAATCTGTCCTGCCACTGATCCACGAAATATCGAATAAGCTGTGGCAGGAAGGGCTGATGGATTAAATATACGCTATAGCTGATTAAGCCGAACCAAACAGCTACTTTGTAGACAGGCCTTGTAACCCTATTAAGCTTTTTGACAGGTTTAGAAAGGTAAGCCCCCAGGGCAAGGAGATAGAAACAGGAGAAGGCGTGGTAGTCCCATACCTTATAAAAATTGAAGAACTTTATAGACACGACAAGCATCAACACCCCTGCCAGTTGCCACCTGTTCAACCGCGGGATACCACAACCTGAAACATAACGCTCTGCTAACCATGCGCCCATACCCCATATAACCCACATGCGCATCAGAGAAAGACGAGTTGTCCAATCCTCCATATCCCCAAAGGAAAAGACTACGGCCAGGATTGACAGCAGTAATAACGTTTTGTTTATCCCCACCCTATTCCTGATATAAAGGAAGAGGGGAAACAACATATACAGCTGAAACTCCAGCGCTAATGACCACAGAGAGGGGTTAATAGAAAAGATGGTAGTTTGATCCCAATTGTGGATCAGGAGCAAGTGAGAGACAATATCCCACCTGTTTACTGGGTTACTTACCGTGATGGCAAAAAAGAGCATCACGAGTAGATAGACAGGATATATGCGCCAGAACCTCCTGTTAATGAAGGCTGCTATGTCTAAAGGCGTTCCCTTCTGTAAGTAACCATAATGAATTAGGAAACCGCTAATGAGCAGGAAAAGAGGAACGCCTGACCACCCGAACCCGACTGGCGAAAAGGCAAGCAACAAACTTAGCTTAGGCATACTCTGGTAATCCAGAAAGAGGCCATCATAGACAGTCAGGAAGCTTGGGAACGCAACCTGACAGGCATGGTAAAGAAAGACCATAAGGCAAGCAACCGCCCTCACTACATCTATTTTCTCTATGTAGTCTGTATCTCTTTCCAAAACATCCTAACTTTGTTTAAACGAACACCTACAATAATACAGAAAAACCTTAAACCTTTAACATTTATCTAGTGAGCACAAAGAAAAGATTCCTGAAGTCTAGTATGGTCTTTTCGCTGTGCTTGGCTGCCGTTTGGTTGATCGTTCTATACTTGAACAAGCAATCGGTATCGCCTCTTCTTGTCATCAAAGTCGTTGCACTCTCCTTTATAACTTCTTTGATATGCGTTCTAATAGACTGGTATATTACCACACATAAATAAAGCCTTTTACGAACAAGGTTTGCAAGCTCAGCGATAACTAGCTCTTATAAAAAACATTAGACAAACGGCAAGAACCTCCTTATGATCGGCCAGCTGAAGCTTAGGGTAAGCAGTATGATCAGGCACCAAAGCCACCAGAGACTTTGCTTTTCCTCTGTTACGTTTCCCACGTCCTTTAGCTTGGAGTTGCCCACGTCCTGCTGCTGGCCAGCCTTCTTGTTATCGTTGTAGCTGTCGATGTTGCCGGACTTCTTGCTTTCGTTGTAACTGTCCTTGTTGCCGGACTCCTTATTATAGGAGTCCTGGTTAAACGAGTTCTTGATCTTCACTTTGCCCCCTCTCCCCTTCGTGATCACCAGCAGCTCTTTTGCTGAAAGCCTTTTGGTGAAAACGCCCAGGTCCGCCAGCTGTGCGGAATCAGCAGGCGTAAAACTTAGGCTGTCCAGAGAGATCACCTGCGCGGTTATTTGACCATCAGGCTTAAAGACTGACTCTAGCAAGGTACAGGATGTTAAGGACAGGAGTGTCCCGAACATCAGTAAAAGGGTGAATAGCTTTTTCATCTTTATAGTTCTGGGAGTTCTACTGTCTGGCCTGCCAGCTTGTGCGTGCAGTCGCTTAAGAACTGAATCTTACCATCCCTCACGAAGGAGTGGCACAGGTACTTTGCACCTCCCTGGCTCCCGATCAGCAAAGATGCCCTGATGGTGGGCTTGTTCCCGTCTCCGTTATAGGTGTGCACTTTATCAGAGAAACCATGCGCCGTATTGCAGCCAGGACAAAAGAAGAGGTGCGTATGTACAGATCCGTTTAATATTGGTTCTACCTTCATAAGTTCAGCGCACCTCCTCCACTAGCTGTAATCCAATCCGAAACCGCGTACAGTTGCCTTATCAGGCGACGCTTCCGGTAAACACCGTCACCTTCGCGGCTCCCAGCATCGTTGGTATTACCTTCAACCGTTATAGCATACCCGTCACCATAATCCCATTTCTCGATAAAGCCCACATGCCCGATCCGGCCAAGGCTATTATAATATAGTGCGAAGAGGTCGCCTCGTTGGGGTGTTGCGTTGTCCTTACGAGAACGTTTCCAGATCGTCTTGCTGTTCGGAAACCAGGCCATGGCCATAGCAGCACCCTTAGGTGCCTGCATGCCGCATTGCTTCATAACCCAGTTAGCGAAAGCCCCGCACCAGGCGTAACCTTCCGAGAGGTTTACAGAGGCGAGGTACTGCTTTACCTCCGGCCCTCTGTTGTTCCCGCCCCGCTCATTGACTCCGATCTGGCTGTTGTACACAGCCGCTACGTTGTTCCTTAAATCAGGCTGACTATGAGCGCTCCTGACAGAAACAATAAGGCATAAAGTGATAAGAAGAGTAAGAATCTTTGCCATGCTGTTAGCGTTAAAAAGTCGACTTTCATTAAGTTTTTGTAGTAAGAGTAGACTACCGGGAAGTTGAACTTTATCCCAAGGAAGACTGCTGCGTTAATAGCCAGCAGTGTGAGCACTCCCAGAAAGATCTTCTGAAGTATGCCCAGGTCAAACACTGCCGAAGTGGGGTCAAGCCAGCGCAACAAAGGGGCTGACGTGAAGAAAATAAGAAGGGCTAAGGGTAGGCCCAACAGCTCAGGCCACCGTTTCAGGAAGCCGGTCATTGCTCTAATTACCTGCATTGATTTTTATTTTTTGGTTTAACATAAGTTCAAGGGTGGTTTTAATGGCTTCCAGCACCAGGCGCTGGTCGGAGAACTTAACGTCCAGGCTCTTGATCTCTTTGTAGAGCTGGTTTTGCTCCTGTTTCAGGTCTTCCTCCAGCTGGCTCACTTTCGTAGTCAGCTGCAGTATCTGGTTATCCTGTTCTTTCTGTTTGTAGATAAGCCTGTAGGCTCCCCCAATGAGAGCGAAGACGAAAGGCACGGAGAAGGCAATAACGCCCCAAAGGGGAATGGTGTAGTTAAAGGTCATCGGTATGAATATGAAGTGAGTATCCGCTATTAACTGTTCCAGGTTCTCCCGGCTCCGCTATTGTAGAGGTAGGTTAATTCGTCTGCTGTTAAAGGTCTACCCCAAACGCCGATCTCGTCTAGCCCCCCGTCTACTGGGTTTGTCCCTGCACCTTGCGCACCTAAATGTAACACCCCTGAACCGTTTCTTAGAATGGCTCCTGTTGCTGCTGTAACCGCTGTTCCGTTGTTAATGCTTAGGCGCAAAGTGTTCTCATTAAGCACCATTGCCACAAACACGTAAGAGCCAGCTGGTGTAAATGTTATTGTTGCCTGCCCCGCTAAGGTGCTGCCGTTGTTAAATTCCGCCACAATCTTACCAGTTGCTTTACTATAGTAGCAAGAATACTCCCGTTGAGTGCCCTCGCCTTTAACGAAAAGTACCTGATAATCTGCCGCTGTATTGTTGAGTTTAAACCAGCCTGCAAGCGTAAAGCCAGTTGTACCGGCGCTTAACCCTGATGCCCCCACGGTTAAATATTGGGCTGAGGAGGCTACAAGTATTGCCCCGTTCGCAACCTTTGCCGCACCTGTCGTTACGCCATTCACTCGTACAGCAACCTTCGTGTTGCCTGAACTGTCCGCAAAATCCCCTGTTGCTTCCTCAAACTTCCAGTATGCCAGCGCATCGGTTGGGAACGTGGTAGCTGTTCCGCCTGAACTTGTTGTGCCAACCTCGTAAAGCTTTAACAGGGCAATCGCACTATAAGCATTGCTTTTTGCAAACGTGCTGTAATCTGGCCCGTATTTGGTGCGGCATCTGTGGTAACGTATAAAGCCTCGCGCCACTCCGTCTGCCCCATCGCCTGTGCCTGAGCCTGCCACTTCTTCCAGGTCGTATACTGTAGCGTTCCAACCTGGCGAACCGATTGAATTACTAGGGTCATCCTCAAAGCTTACGCTGTCAATCGAGAAATAAGTACCTCCAACGGCTTGAATGTTCACCCTAGAGCGCTGTATGCAAATATTGTCTGCATGTATGGCGTGGTTTACCGCGTTGAGTTTTAAGCCTATCCAACAAACGTCTATCAATGTGCCGTATATTCGTGTATGCTCATAGGCATCAATGCCCACATACATTCCATAGGTAAAGCAGTTACTTAAGGTACAGAAAGCGAAATTGTTTGTTTTCGGCATGCGGATGCCGTAAGCAGTTGATGCGGGTTGCTTTGTTACGTTCTGGTTAGACGTTGTGGAAACCTCCAAACTATCCCCGTTAAAATATGCTAATTTTGTGGCGTTAATGCCTGTGGCCTGTGGTGCCACGTCTACCCCATCTGTCTTGCTTCTAACCCTTACACAAACATTTTGAATTTGCGCATGCAAGAAGTTGTACGTGCCCCAGCTTACGGTTTCCGACCTTGTTCCTATAACATCCCCTGCTGCCAGTAAGTTAGATTCTAATATTACCCCTTTTTGCGGTGGTGTGTTAGACCCTGTGGCTGTGAACGGGTTAGAAAATTGATGCGGTGCGACTTCTCCCAATATCTTTACCGTTCGCATGTTAGCGGAATCGCTATAGCTGCTCAAAGGGAAATAAAGCTGCGCATTACTGGCAGCGTCTAGCGGGCCGTTAATTAAATACTTGCCTCTTGGTATAAACACAACCCCACCCCCTGCATCAAAAGCCGCTTGTATAGCCGCTTGTATGGCTACCGTATCGTCTGCCACTCCATCACCTTTAGCCCCATAGTCCTTAACATTATAATAGTAAGAAGTGCCGCTGGCTACTGTTATATTCCCGTTTTCGTCTGGTGCTATGTTATTCACCGTCTTTGCAAAGCCCAAGCTCGCAAACAGGTAGGCTTTAAACCGGGCCAGCGTCCAATTGGCCTTGGTGCCGTCTGTCCGCTCCACCGCCAAAAGGTCCGTGTCGGCTTCCCCGCTTGTCAGTCCGACATACTCCGAAAACCGGGTAACGATCCCTTCCAGCTTTGTTTTCAGCGCGTCGGTGAAAGCGTTCGTATCTGGGTTAGACTCGTACTTGGTCTTGATAGAGGCCGCGGTCTCAGATGTGGAATTACCCTGCTGAAGGACCCACTTGCTGTCGTCCGTGTCCCAGATATATTCCGCAACATCGGCCCCAGCGCCACCATCCACATGGGCGTAATCCCCCGCTACTGCTGTTGGGTGGGCTGTCTGAAGGGCCGATAGGGTCGTGTAAGTCCCCTTAAAGTGCGGCCCGTCCAGCCCTGCCAGCTTCTCCTTCTCAGCCGTGGTATAGTCGTTTGTCGAAAGGCCCTTCCCAGCTTCCTTCACAACATAGTTGCCCAGGGCGGTTGCCAACTCCTCATCCGTCACGTATCCCGCCAACTCTGCCAGCAACTCCTCCCGGGTGATGTATGAAACAGGCTCCTGCTGCTCAACAGCAGTAGGAGACACGAGGAAGTGCGACACATACAAACCTGATGAAGGGTAAGGAGGAACAACAGGGTTCTGGCTGGGCGGTCCGGTTACAATCTCGTAAGTGCCGTCTGCCTTGGCGTAAATCAAATCAAACCTCAAAAGACCTGTATCGGTTGGCAGCACCGTAAAGGTGATAGCTGCATAGGGCACAGGTGTGCCGTTCCAATCAACAGCGCCGGTTCCGTCGATGGCGATATCGTAACCCGTAACCGTTATCCCGGGCATCACATCCCACTCCACCCCGGAAGGAGGAATGGGGATGCCTGAGGTGATAAAGGTTTTAATCCTGTCCAGGGTCTCCTTTTTGTTCCGGTCTGCTGCGTTCGGCTCGTTCAGGTCTACCAAAGGCACCAGGAAGTGCCCCTGCACGGAACCCGTAACACTTGGAAAGTCCGATATGCGTTTTTTCTCTGCCATTATTCGATGGTGATGTATGTAAAGTCTTCTGTTGCTATCCCGTTGTAATCCTCTGTGAAAATGGCGTCTTCCGGTACCAGCTCCTCCGGCCCGCCGAAGATCTCGATGGCCTCTATCTCTGTCAGGCCGCTCTTGGCATTGTAAGAGTACCTGTCGACCAGGAACCTGCTGTTAGGCAGGAAAGGGTCTTTGAGCACAGAAATAGGCGACACAGGACCGGCAAGCCTGGCAGACATCACGAGCAGGGCTCTTGGATGCTGCGCCAGGATATCCCGCACTGTCAGCTCCTGCAAGAGGTAGCCAGTGTTAAACTTGTAGGCTGGCGTACCGTCAGCCAGTGTTATAAGCGCTTCTGTTCGGGGTATGCCTGAGCCATGGTACAGGTCGAGCTCCAGCGGCGCTGTGTTGATCTGCCCCTCGTTCTCCCCTGTGATCTTCATGCGCTCAATGCCATCCAGCTGCCGCTCCTGAAAGCGCACATTATCGATAGTGATCTGCACGCCGCGCAGGTTGTCGCGGTACACCTGTGGGTTGCCGATAAAGAGCCTGGGCTTGCCGGCAACGGACAGCGGATCGAAGTGCACTGTAAACGTGCCTTTCTTGGTAAAGAAGCCGTTGTCTCCCTCCAGGTCTCCGATGCTTACCCCAAACCTTCTGTCCAGGGTGTCCCAGCCGGCAATGTTGATCCTGTTCTCCGGATCTATGTCATAAGGGTAGTAGCCCCTGTATCGTCTTGTAGCCCTTAGCTTGGACTGCTGCTCTCCGTAGTACTCCCCAATGCCCGGCTTCACGTCGAACATCACTTTGGTAGCAGAAGAGACAGAGCCGAACGTGACCTCTCCCTGGTCAAAGGTGAGGTAAGTAGCGATCAGGGTGCCGGCTGGCTCATTGGGTACCGTATCAGGGGCTGCCGCGCTTACCGTTGTTCCCTGCTGATAGGTAAAGCTGCCGTTCTGATTGGCATACACCATGTCAATGCGCTTTTCCAGGTTGCTCACATTGGCCACACCGCTTTTGATCAGCGCATTCTGGAACGTCACCACCGTACCGTTAAAGTTGCCTACTGCCGGGTAAGCGGCATCGTTTGCCAGGTAAAGGTTGCCGTTCTCCAGCGAGAAGACAGGCAGCTCCAGCCAGTTGAACGTCTCGTTTGGCGGGTAATCCTCTACGGTGATGGTATAGTCAAAAGAGACAGTAAAGCCTCTGGTGGATTGTACCAGGAACTCATAGGCCTCGCTTCTGAGGTACTTCACATCAATATCCCCAGCCATGCGTGGCTGCGGAAAGCCCAGCCGGAACTTCTCCCCGTCCAGTATCTGCTCTACCTGCAGGCCTTCCTCCAGATTCCAGAACATGGGCTCGCCATCCACCCACCTTTCGAAGTCGCCGTTAAAGACGAAGTTCTCGTACTGGCCGTAATTGGTGACGCTTGTCACCAGCTTGTAGGCAGGCATGGAGGTCATGTACTGGCTGCCCTCCCGGTAAGACACCTCCCCAAAACGGCGTATCTCGTACAGGTCCTCAAACTCCGGCTCCTTCTTCAGATCCAGCTGCACCTGCGCATCTCCCTTGCCCATGGAGGACTGCCGGCGCTGGTACACGTCCTGCGTCTCTGTGAAGCGGATGATATGCAAAGCGCCTTTGGCCTGCTTGATAAAAGCATTATAAGGCTTTAGTATCCTTTCCAGCACTTCCTTACAGGTCAGCGCCTCGTTCTCGTCGTTATAATAGCCGGACTGATCCACGTAAGCCTGACTTAAAGGCTCAACGTTCAGGTCCATGGTTGTTTCCCAGACGTTCACCGCCATCCACACAGGCAAGTCCAGATCTAGCAGGCGCAGGCAACGGAAGATCACGTCGATGCTTCTGGCCCGGCCGTAATAGCGCTCCCCGTGCGGGTCCAGGTAGGGGCGGTTCTGAAGTAAGCCGATGCCGTCGTAGGCCTGTATCGTGGCCACAAAGGGAATGCTGATCCAAGGCTCGTTGTACACATCTGCCATGTGGTAGCCCCGCCAGTTGAGCACGCCGTCGATGTAGTGGTTTACCTGGTACTCCCGTTCGTCCACGGTATAGAGGTCCTGCATCAGGCCGTAGCGCTGCACGATAATGCCCACCTTCGCCCCGCTACCGCTCAGAACGTCCAGTTTGTTTCTCAGGCCAGGATACTCCACTGTAAAAGGCTTGCCCTCTCCCCTCAACTCTTCCGGCTCTCCAGTATAGCCTTTCTGCATCCACTCTACCCGGTGCTGTTGATGCTTATCGTCCTTCCAGACCATAAAGAAGCGCGGCCCCCTACGCGGCTCAATGGTGAAAGCCTTCGTGGCCACACAAACCGGCTGCTCCTCCTCCGGAGGCGGCGGCACCGCCTCACAGGAGATGGCAATGTTCACCTGGTCGCCAACGTGAGCCAGCCCGTCTACTTTAGGGGTATAGACTACTGTATAGTTATCATTGGCTAAGTCTGTATAGGACTTGCCCGCGTCACGCGTGCCGGGAGGGCAGGTGAACCTATCCAGCACAGTGCCCGAAAAGGTCTGCAACCTTACGTCCAGCTCTGTGTTGTCTGCCGTGCTGATGCCGAACAGGGAGATAAACCCGGCGCCGTTGTTACAGCCCTCCGAGTGCCCCCCTATGTTGTATACCGGATCTTCCCCTATTACTGGCATGGTTTACTTCGCTCTGGCATAGGCAATGTACTGGCCAGGCTGAAGGCCCGTAAACACATTGCTGTCCTGCACATCCACAAACTGATTTAAACTGTACTCCACGGCTCCCGAGTAGCCGGAAATGATAACGGTGATGGTATATTCGCTGCCCGTTCCGGACACGATCACATCGTCTATCTTCAGGCCGCAAACCGTCTCCCCGCCTCCACCGGCATTTTCGGTGCGGATCTGTTCGGTATAGCCTCCTGCCCTGGGTGCCCGGCCGGTACCGTCCCAAACAGTCTTCACCTCTACCAGGGTGCTGCCCTCGTACCAGCTGTCCACCAGCGTTCCCTTTGGCAACACCTCATTAGAGCAGGTGCTGCCCTGCGCCTCTTCCAGCATCACCTCCGTTCGGGCTACCGTATCCCAGTAGTGCCTCCTGGTGATGCCCGGGTTTTGAGAGGCCGTGCCGCAAACTTTTGCTAACTGTATCCTAGCCACGAATCCTCATTTTCTTATAGTTGTGGCGCTCTACAAGGAGAACCAGATCCTCTCCACGTATCACAAATTCCCGCTCTTTCTCTCCTTCAAAGCTTGTGCTGAAGCCGTTCGGGTTTGGAGACCTGTAGCCTCCGGAGCCGCCAAGAGAAGGACCTCCGGCACCTCCTCCGCTTGGCCCTTTAGATAAAACACTCTTCACCACTCCTGCCGCAGCTACTAAGGCGGTACCGGCTGCGATGGCTGCAATAGGGTTAGCCAGTAAGCTTTCAAAGGCCAGCGCTGCCACACCTGCCGCAATGAGGGCTTTACCGAAGTTGCCGGCAAAGTCTGCGACTATCATCATGATGCTGTCAAAAAAGCCTGCTACATCTCCTGTTGCGATCATCTGCCCCAAGGCCTCGCCAAAGCCTGCAATGGCGTTTCCGATAGAGGCCTGCATAAAAGAAGTCATCTCCTCTGCGCTGATCTCTATCTGTCCCATTGCGGCCGCTGCCGCGTCTGCCTGTTGCTGAAAGAAAGCCCTGGCAGACTCTGACATTTCCATAAGGCCCACGCTTACCGGCTCAAAAGCGGTTGCCATTCCGCTAAGCTCCTCCCGTAGGGCCGGTAGGTTGGCTTTTGTGAGCTTATCAATGGCACTTCCTACATTTGGGAGGGTAGTGCCGGCAAAAAGATCATAAGAAGCTTTTAGGCTCTGAATAAGGGTGTCCTGAGGCTTCAGGCCCTGCTCCATCAGGCCGATCATGGCAGTCTTGAACAGTTCTGCCTTGGTGCCCATCTCATCATAGGAGCTCCCGAACAGGATAGCCTGCTTTGTTGCCAGGTTGAACTCTTCCCGCAACTGCGCCAGGAAGTCTGTTGCTGCTTTACCCTTTGCTGCTGAATCTTCAGAGAACAGATCAAGGGTGGCAGTCGGCTCTAAGGCTCTTATTTGCTCCATGATCTGAACATTCTCCAGCTCCAGCTTTTGCCGTTCACCAATAATGGCGTTCAGCTCCTTCCCCTGCCTGATCTGCAACGCGGCTCCACTCCCCGCCTGGCTGTTATCTCCTTGGGCTCGCAGCCTTTCCTGCACTTTGGCCAGTGTCTCCTGCTGCTTGATGGCCTGGGCCTGCATGGACTGTTCCTTGCGGCGCAGATCTGCTATCTTCTGCTCGTTTACCAGCTGTTGCCGGGCCTTCTCTGCTATCAGCTCCTGCGCTGCCCGGGCCTTTGCCGTATCCAGGATAGACTTGCTCAGGCGGTCATAGGCACTAGCGGCCTTTCCTGCCAGCACATCCTCATCCTTCAGATTGGAGAAGTAGCTGGGGTACTGCTTCTGCAGTTCGTCCACTGCCCTTTTGCGCTCGTTTATTGACAGCGACGTATTCTGTGTCTGCTTATAGAGCAAGCGCAGGGTAGTAAGTTCCTTTTGGGCTTCCCTTTCCCCCTTCAGTCGTGCCTGCGCTAAGCTGCCCAGCGAATCGATATAATCGTCTACAGATTGCTCTGCATCACCTAAAGCTTTGGCTGTATCCTTTGTAGCCTTCGCAGAACGCTGCGACCACATCTGGTAAACAGTCCAGGCAGAAGTAAGGGCAGCTATGCCTAAGGTTAAGGCAGAGGCCGGGGTGATTAAAGAAGACAGGGCGGCACCCAAGGCTGCGCGTGTTGAGCCTGCCTGCTGCCGCAACTGGCCAAAGTTTGCCGTCAGCTGCTGAATGTTGTTGCCGATACCCATCATGCCGTACGGGGCATCCTGGATAATTCGGGCAAATTCCATGTTAACCTGACCAGCTGAGCCAGCCAGGTTCCCCATCCCTTTGGCTGCTGAGTTGCTGCCGGAAGCGATACCCGTAAGGCTTGTTTTACCAAGCGACTTAATGCGGTTCATCTCCGCATAGGTCTCCTCCAGCTGCCTGTTCAGCGCCTTTATCTCCTTCTCATCGGTAGCATAGCGCAAGGCCTTGTCATACTCCCTTGCTTCCTTCTGAAGCTGGGAAAGCGAGGTGACCTGTTTGTCAAAGTTGACCTTCAGGCTGTTCAGGTCTACGCCTTTCAGCTTATCAGCAGAGTTCTGGAACTTAAGCAGCGACTTCTGCGCATTGTTAATGCCCGAATCAAGCCCCTGGGAGTTCATCCCAAGGGAGATTACCATGCTTGCTAGAACATTATTGGCCATGCTGCTGCTTTAGTCTTTTTTGTCGTTCTTCCCACTGTTTGAGGATGCGATCAGCGTCCTCTTTGGTGGTGATGCTGCTCTCTACTCTGTCAAAAGAAAGCTTGATGATACTTGTTGGCTTTTGGCCGGTGAGTGCGGCAACGATCAGGCGGGTGTGTGCCCATTGCCTTTCCTCTGCTCTGAAAAATCCGCGTTTCCGGGCCTGCCAGTCACAGGGGCGCATCTCTAGAAAAGTATCCGGCAGCAGGCCCATCTCTCCATAGGCTAACTCTAAGTCCTGCTGCCAGCTTTTCTCGAAGCTTATTGCCTCTCCTGCTTCAGTTTGCTGGTTATTGCCGCCATGCGGCTGATAAAACCCATGCATTTCTCTGCCTCCAGCCAGAGTGCTGCACATGCTTCTTCCCCTGCCTCATCCATCCAGTCGCACACATGCTCTACAGAGAAGTCTTCCGGTAAATCATTTACAGCTTCTCGCACTTTCAGCCCTGCCCAAAGCAAGGCCGGTATAAGTTTGAAGTAGCTTCTGTCAATCTCCTGAATGTTGTAGTGATCAGCCAGGAGCCGGACCGTATTGTTGCCGAACTTAAATACTCGTTCCTGACCGCCGAACTGCATGCGGTACTCGCCAAGGTTTTTCATCGTGTTAGGATTGTGTTAGGAATAAGGAATAAGGAATATGAAATAAGATGGGTACACCCCCGGTCCTAAACACAAAGACCAAGGGGTGCCCCAAATGCTTTAGACGATCGTTCTGATGTCCCACTCGCCTACCCCCTGGAAAGTAACCGAGTAGTCGGCATTCTCCTTCTGGGGGGCGTTAACCGTCAGGTCCGGTATCAGGCACTGCCCGAAAAACTCCTCCTCGCCTGCAACGTCAGTTCCGAAGGTCCAGTCAACCCGCGCCTTCTGCTTGTGCAGTTTTGCCAGTGTTATGCCCCGCATCTGGGTAGCGTCTTCCGGCGTGTCTATCTTCCACCAGCCCGATACCTCCAGTGTGTGGGAGTTCTCCCCGTACTCTGCGTCAGCGTTGCCCCCGGACTCACGGCAGGCAGCGTCTATCATGGTGTAGGTTGAATTGAAGGTCACGTTATTGGCACAGAGGATTGCTACTCCGTTGACAGAGATCACCAGGTCTTTGCCCTTTACTGTTCTTGATGCCATTGTTTAGCCTATTATTAGTTTAAAATCGATTGCTTTTCCGTGTGCGCTTCCCTCCTGCCTTGTCAGGTCCTGCGCATTCAGCCATTCACTCTCCTGGTTTCCTTCCTTTGCGCCATCAAGCGCATTCCGGACAGCCAGGAACAGGTCGTGGCATTGGGTATAAGTAGCGGCAATAGCGTTTACCTGAATCAGTACTTCCTCTGTGGCGATACCTTCCCGGCACCGTACCGGCACATCGCTTACCACCTGACAGGTGACGTAAGGAAGAAGGGTTGTTTGCGGCGCTACCTGCGGGTAGACCTTGTTCGCGACAATGGCTGAAACACCCGCATCAGCCAGCAGCTTGTCTATTATGAACTGCATCATCGCATCTTCGCCTTTTTATACTTGCTGCCAAAGTCGCCTATCTCCTTCTTCAGCCCTTCCTTGATCCTGTTTAGCGCTGCGTCCTTCTTTGTTTCCCAGGCAGGACGCATGAAAGGCCTTGCCTTAATGCCCGGGTGGCTTACCTCATCCACTACCACCGTCTTATCACCATGCTTGAAGGCGAGCTTTTTCCCCTTTTTGGCCCTGATGATGTGCGGGGCAGCTCCGTACTCCACAATGTGCGCGATATAGCCCTTCTCGTATCGTTTGCCACGCCGGGCTGCTACCTGCACGCCCGTCCGGTCGTCCGGATCGTTGATTACCCCCACCGCTTTGCCCAGCTCCCCGCTAGGGTCCGTGGCATTGGTGTTTTGCCTGGCCTCATCAGCGATCACCTTGGCGCCTTTGCGCATGTTTTTGCGCAGCGTGTCGGCATCCAGGTTTTTCTGCAGGGCCTGCAGCACCAGTTTTGCCTGGTTGCCTCCTTTTAGCTGTACTCCTTTTGCCATTAGCCTTCCGTCACGATATAAGCGCCATTTTCCAGGACAATAGCCCCCTCCGGAATCTCCTCCGTTTCGCCGCTCCAGCTGGCTGTTATCTCCAGGTATCTTCTCCTGCCCAGCTCGTTTAAAGGAGGCAGGATATCATAGATCCTGCCCTCGTACACGATGCGGTCTGTTACCAGCACCGGTTTATAGCGGATGGTGAAAACCATTACCTCTGTTGCTATCTCCTGATCAGCAGAAAACACCTCTTTGCCTGACTTGGAGCGCTTGTTTGCCCACAGGTTCGGGTACAGGTTATGCCAGGTCTCACGCGGCTCGTTAAATGCTGCGTCGTGTGTTATGGAAGCCCGCTGAATGGTGATCTTCCGGTCCATGTTCCCCGTTCTTACCATCAGCTATAGACTCTGTAAAAATTCATCTGGTACTCCACCCCCAAAGGCATGGTGGTACCAATGGTACTGGTCGTGCCGATCATCACGGCCTCGCGGTTATTGTAGTAGTGCTCCACCAGCAGTTTCATGGCTGCCTTTAAAGAAGCCGGCACCGTGGGCGTTTCCACTGCTCCTTCAATGATGGGAGCATAGCCTGCCTTATAGGTGATCCGAGCGCTGTTGCGCTTGGCTACCATGTCTGCAGGCAGGTTGATGTAGAGCCAGGCAGGTTCAGAGCCTATCTCTGCTTCATACTCGGACGCCGGAAGTACTACCTGCTCTGTGCCGTTCCAGTACTCCACCTTCACTACCTCAATGAAAGGCGGTCTGGGAAGTTTTACCTCTGCTGGCAAAACTTCCCCGAACAGTTCAAAGCTGTTGACCGCCACTGCCCTTTCCGTATAGTTCTCCACTGTCTCGCGTGCCGTGGTGATAATGCTTGCGAGCAAGTCCTTATCCGGCAAAGCGTCCACCTCTGCCTGCGTGTCTGCCAGGCGGCACTGCTGAGCAGCCTCTAACAGGGTAAGCGGTTCGGCGGAAACGACAAGTGGGTACTTCAGGCGCATGGGTTACTTATTTATCTTCCTTCTTCTCTTTGGAATCGGCTTTTTTGCCTTTGTCTGATTCCTCTTCTTCTTTTGATTCCTCAGCAAACTTATCCTTGATAAGCTCTGCTGCTTTTTCATCTTCCACTTCTCCGGACTGACCAGGAAAGTACCCGAAGGCCGGGTGTGGCTTTAAGAATTTAATTTTCATGATGCTGATATGATTGTGTGAAGGATAAGCGCAGGCCCCGGAGGACCTGCGCTGTTAATTACTACTGAGCGATGGCGTCTTTCATGGCAGCGAAAGACTTCGCGCGTGCCACCAGCACGTCAGCAAAGGTCTTCACGTGCATGCGAATCATGCCCTCGGCAGCCTTGGTGTATGGATCCGGCAGGATCTCGATACCAGCCCACTGACCGATCAACAGGTCGTTGAAGTTGCCGAAGATGATCGGAGACAGGCCTGTGCCTGTTCCTTTGGCAAGGTTGCTCGGTACCAGGTTTGTAACACCTGCCTTGTAACCTGCCAGTTCGTTCTGGCTATCTCCCCAAACAAAGAGGCCGGAACCCGCATCCTTCTTTGTCAGCTTCAGGGCTGTTCTCACCTTGGTGTTTGTCAAATAGCCAAGGTTACCCAACAGGGCATCGCTTGCGTCCACGGCACCAGCCAGCTTCACGATATGGTCGTAAGTAGGAGCGGCACCGTTAGCGCCACCAATTACTTCACCAATACCAACAGTCTGCAGGATACCGGTTGGCTCCTGGCCTGATCCGCTACCGTTGATGCCGGCAAGGTCCAGCGCCTGCTGCACGCCACGTACCATCTGGTTGCGCAGACGTGTTTCGATTGATGGCGAAGTCTGCAGCAGGATCTGCTCAGACACGTCCATGTGACCAGCCAAACGCTTCGGAGACATGCTCTTCTTTTTGAAGGTAGCATCGCTCTTGTTCGAAGTCTGGTTCTCTGTTAACCAGGTAGGCGCAAACAATCCGTCTTCCTCAGGGAAGTCCAGGTTACCCACCAGGCCGGTCATGAAGTCGGCACCAAGGCCAGCCAGCACCAACTGCGAGCGCAGCGCCTCGATGAAGTTCATCAGGTTAGTAGCAATGGCTACTCCCCCCTGATTACCGCCCGTGCCGCCAGTGGCAGTCACATCACGTTTTTCATTAAGCACCACAGAGGGGATCATAATACCCTTGGGAGAAGTGGAGATACCGGAAGATCTGGCCTCTGTTACCGCCTCTTCGTGCATCTCCTTGTAGATGCCATCCATAGATTCATAGCCGGCGGCTCTGCGAACGGCCCCTAACCAAGAGTACTTCTGAATGTCTCTTCGGTCATTCTCGTTTACGCCATTGTCCAGACGCTCACCGCTTGTGGCAGCCATGCGAGCATTAATTTCTTCCTGACGCTCTACACGTCGGATTTCGGCATCAAGCTCTGAAACGCGCTGGTCTGCTGCGTCCCATTCGTTCTGCTCATCGGCTGTAAGGCTTCTTTTCTCTTGAGAAGCCTTTGCATCGATATCGCGCATAGCTTCCATCTTTTGACCGCGCTCATCGCGCAAAGACTTTAATCTGCTCATTTGAACTTTATATTTGGTTTAACCTTAATTTTCTCTTTCTGGCAGCAGCCTCTATCTCCCACCTGTTGCTTTCTCGCTGTTCCTGCTTGTATTCCTCATAGGCGCGCTTAGCTACCTCCGTGTCAGTGTCCAGGTAAGCCGGGAAAACGACCGGTGAAACATCATACAAGCGCTTGATCTTCTTCACGGTGCGTACCTCTGCGCCGGTCTCGGGGTCCATGTCCCAGTCAGCGCCACCGGGCGCCACCGAGAACTGGAAGGAAGAGCCCCGCACATCTCCGCGCTGGATGGACTCCAGTAGGTTGGCCGCTGATTTGGGCGGGTCTATCACGTAGTAAAGCCCGTCGGAGCGCTTCTCCAGGGTAAGGGTGCCTGCCGTGGAGCGCCCCAGCACCTGGTTTATGTCATGATTGAAAAGCGCCACCACATCACTCATGTCCGCTTCATCCAGTGCGCGCTCGTCTATCTGCTCAAAAAACCATCCCAAAAGCTGGCTGCGTGTGTTGTACTTAATGGCACAACCCACAATAACCTCTCGCTTGGCGTCTCCCTCTCCGCGGGTTTCCACCTGCAGGCCAGAGTTACTTAGTATTCTTTTTTCCTTGCTCACTTTTTTTGCTCTGTTCTAAGGTTATCACATCGTCCACCCGGTCGAGCGGAACCATATTGCGCTGTACCAGGCGACGCTCTCCTTCCGGACCAATGGTATTTCGCCCTAGAAAGCTCAGGGCGTCGTTAATAGAATAAACGCCCCTATCCATCATGTTCTGAATGTGCTCTGTCTGCGACTTGATATCCCCCCGTAGCAGGCCGTTCACGTTGAAGTCGTTATAGACCTCGCCTAGCTCGCTTTCCCGGAATATTTTGCGGTCAAATTCCTGCTTTATCCGCTCCAGCCATGGCAGAAGCGTGTATTTCAGAAAGCCGATATCCTGCTGCTCTATGCCACTACCCCAACTTGTGCTTTTGTCTGTGATGCCTACCATGTGAGGAGGCACGCGGTACATGCCGCAGATCTCCACAGCACCTAGCTTTCTTGTTTCTAGAAACTGGGCCTCTTCAGGTGGCACACCGATACGTTGGTATTTCAGGCCTCCACCCAGAATCTTTGTCTTGTGGTTATTGTCCGGTCCATGCGTGTCGCCATACCACATTTTCTTCAGCTGCTCTACCTGCTCCGGCCTGTAAACCACCCCGGAATCATTGGTCAGAATGCCGCCCAAGGTTGCCCCGTTCTTAAAGAAGTCTGCCCCGTACTTCTGAGAGTTAAGCGTTATACCCAATTGCTCAGCCTGCAGGCGGATAGGGGATTTGCCCACGATGCCGTCAAAACCCATCCCTGCCACGTGGATCATATCATAGTGAGGGATGATACCGGCAGAGGTCTTGTAAAACAGCTTACCATCCTGCATGAGCACCTGCACTTCCCAGGGCTTCTGCATCCAGAGAGCTACAGGGCGGTTCGCCCCGTCTCTTTCTATCCAAGCGTAGAAGTTGCCCCACAGAAGCAGGCAGACCATCATCGTCTCACGAAACATGAAAGAGGTCGTGAAAGGGTTGGGTCGTGTGTGCAGCAGATTGTAGCAAGGGTGCGACCGGTAAATGTCTTTCCCTTTCTCTACATTCCGGTATGTATGCCACGGCAATGCGGCTACGCCTTCTGCAACTACCTTCACGCAGGAGTAAAGCGTGGAAAGAGTCAGGGCCCTTTCTTCCGTTACCACTGTGCTAGAAGTATTGAACAGCCCAAACCACCCCGATGCGTTATCTACAGACACGCTGGGCAGGGTGGACCGCTTCTCCCATTTGATAGTGTAGCCGAAAAGTTTGATAAGATTGCCCTTTAGGATTCAGGCAGAAAGGTAATATTGCAAAAACAGAATATAGGGTAAAGTCTTTAACTATTTACGCTTTTACCGCAGCCTTTCGGTTCTTGGCGCGCTGGTAGCTTCTGGCAGCCTTAAAACTGCCAAAATCAGCGTACTTGCGCTCCCCAAAATACTTCTCGTAGGTCGTTTCCAGCACTTCATAACAGGCCTCATGCGTGCGGAAAGCGCCTGTTCCCCACATATCCCAGAAAGTTTCGTCAAATCCTCCCGGTTTGAGCAGTTTCAAAAGCTCTGGTGGGTAGGGTTGAATCGTAGAAATTAGCAGCATAGTACAACGTTTAGGCTATGTTATAGAATGAAAATTTGCGGCTCCGGTTCGGGCTCGGCCCAGTTCTGCGTCTGGTACTCCCCTATGGCCATGATCCCAGAGATTACCCCGTCCACCTTCTCACGGGAGTGCTTTTTACTTATCCGCACGTTCTCGTTTGTGTCGTTGATCTCCACGGCATTCGACATCTGCCAGCGCATGACGGGGTTTTGCCCATGGTTCAGCCGGTTTTGCAGGATCAGGTTCTTATAGGTTTTTGTCGGCTCAGAGAAGTTCATGATCGTCTGGGCAAACACGTTCATCTCCACCCCATAATTGATCAGGTTGGTATCCATGTTACCGATGTTGTGCTTATCGTAGCTGATGCCCCGTATGCTGAACCTATCTGCACACTCTTTTATGAAGGTTTCGATCGGGTCATAATCCGTCACGTTGCCCGGCGTGGTGAAAACATAGCCCTTCTTGATCCAGTCCCGGAGGTTGTGCATGCCCTTGGAGACGCGCCTTTTCACCGTATCCTCTGGTATCCAGTGCCACCAGAAGAGGTCAAAGGCCACTTCACCCCCTACCGTTTTCGGGAACGCCAGGCAAAAGCTGATAAAGTCTTCCCGCTTGGCCATATCCAGCCCCCCGTAGCATTCCCGGCCCTCGTAATCGTTCAACTCCAGTTTGCTGCCGGCCTTTACCCACACGTCATCCTCTACCCAGGTCTTTGCCGCATCGCACCACATGTTCAGGTTGAGGGTTTTGAACTTCACAATCGCCTCCTCCCCTTCCAGGATGGCATTGTTCATCTCCTGAATCATGTCCTCCAAGCTCAGGATGTGCCCGATCATGGGGTTGGCCTTAATGAAGTTCTCCGGATTCATCCAGCCCTTTCCGTCCTCAGCGTCCAGGTCCTCTTCGTCCAGTGCGAAGATCAGCACGAAGATGGAGTCATCCTGCACGATGCCTTTGAGGATGGGAATGTAGATCTTCTGCTCTTTGGCGTAAAGCGGCTTGCTTTTATCGGTACCCCGGGTAGTTACGATGTTAAAGATCGGCTCTTTCCGGTGAATCATACCGGTACGCAGCTTGCCCAGCATGTCATCGTTGTCGAACTCGTGGTACTCATCGATCACAGCATAGGAAGGCCGGGTACCGTCCGCTGTTTTCGGGTTTGAGGTAAGGAACTGAAACTTGGATTTGTTCTCGTTGTTGAAGATGGTCGTGGCACTACAGGAAAGATACTCCTGCAGGTCCGGCGAGTACTCCACCATAAACTTGGCATCCTCAAAGGCAATCTTCGCCTGGTCTTCCTTGGTTGCCGAGACGTAAGCCTCTGCCCGGAAAAGGCCCTCGACTGTCAGGTGGTACAGAATCTGCAGCGACTCGATCGGAGTCTTACCGTTCTTTCGGGCCTTGCTTTTGTACTTGGCCCGAAACCTGCGCCTGCCATCCGCTCTCCTCCACCCGTAGAATACGTACAGCTCCCAGACCTGGAAGGGCGCCAGCTGAATCGGCTCCTCCGGGGAGAGGCAAATTACCTCTGCAAAGTCAAGGATCTTCTGCCCTTCCTCATGGCTGAAGTAAATACCCCGCTCGTGCCCGTGCAGCAGGTCGTTGCGGTGCCGCTCCACCGCCAAACGAAGAAGCTTGCCGGACTTGATGCGGCCGGAAAGAATGTCTTCTTCATACTGTTTAGCGATAGGGTTGTAATTCATAGGCTATTTGCCGCCCATCAGGGCCACTAGCCTGCCCTCCTTCTTTTTAGGCGGGGCAGGGATGTTCTTTCTGGAGAGCAGCGTGAAGCCGAACTCCTTGGCCAGCTTGGCTGCGCGGTCGCTGGCATCGTTGAAGATGGAGAGGTACTTTGACTTCACCTCCATCTTCTGCTTCCCGTTGTTCAGGGTCTCGACCAGGCCGTTGTTCAGCTCTATCGCCGCCTGCTCTGCTATCTGCAGCTGCATGCAGTACTGGGCCAGCATGTCAAGGTCCGTTGTGGCAAGTACTCCCTGCTCGTGCAGAATTTTGGTATACTTTTTCCACAAACCTTTTCCGATTTTTCCCAGGATTGAAGGCGCTTTTGGCAGCTTCGTCACAAGATTCGGAGAAACGGACTCCGGTGCGGAACGGTCCCTGCGGGCTGTTCCCTGAATGTTTTTGTCTTCGTCTGACTTTCGTGGATTGGCCATACCCCCCCTGTTTATGCTGAACTGACACCGATTTTTCTTGCTGGGGCTACGGTTATGTGGGCAAAAAGTGCCGAACTTTGGATACCCCTACCCCCTGGCAGTATTAAAGGCAGTTGCCCTATTACTTTATCTGATTTCTTGCTATTACATGCCCTGCATGCGCATTGCACGTTGCTATATGTATGTGAGCCTCCTTGTGCAACAGGAATGATGTGGTCAAGCTCAGGAGCGTTAGGCTCGATTGTTCCTCTTAGCTTTTTTGGAGTATTAATACCACAGATCCTGCACTTCCACTTATCTCTTATAAAGACCTTAAATGGGTTTACACTCTCATAATCCTGGCCCCTGATACGGGCTCTTCTCTTGCCTTTGGCAACTCTACCTAAGTGCTTCTTACTGCATCTGGTAGAGCAGTACTCCTTCCTTTTATCACCATACACGGTAGTAAATGCTTTACCGCATTCTTTACAGTTGAATTCCTTAGGCTTATACACAGACTCCGCATACTGTCTTTGGCTTTGCCTCTGTGATTCTAAATATGCTGCATATTCTACCTTTCTACATTCATCTGAACAAAGAGCCTTAGCCTTATACTTAGCAGTAAAAAGGTTAAAACAAACCCTACACTTATTAAAGTGTACATAAGAGTAGTTCTGCCCTTTTCTTGCAGGTATAAGCCTTAAGGCATGACCACGCTTTTCAAAGAAGGCAGGATCATTACTTCTGCATTTTAAAGAACAGTACCTGTTTAGTTTGCCCTGCTCTGGATTAACAGGGCTCTTGGGCTGAAACTCTACCCCACAAGTAACACATGTAGCTTTACCTATTTTAGCATACCACTTAGCAAGCTTATTAGCCTTAGAACATTTAGCTGAACACGTTAAATGTTTAACCGTCTTAGGTGCAAAGCTCTCTTTACAAATAATACAGTCTCTCATGTCGCTCATCTCTGTTAAGCTTACTGTTTATGCTTCTTAAACCACTCATGCACCAGGGCTATGTGGTGCTGTTTATCCTGCCTTCTATGGTCCTTCATGATCCGCTCGATACATTCCTCTTCGGTTACTTCCATGCGTACCAGCTTAGGTTTATAGCGCAGGACCGCCTCCTGTATCTTATAGACAGATAGGTTCGTGGTGACCACTATCGCCTTCTGCCCTTTCCTCAGCTGGACTATGCTGTCTATCTGCTGATCACGCGCCTGGTATACCTGAGGCAGATAGCTTTCCGGCTTCTCATACCAGCCTAAGCCGGTTACATCCATCCAGATCACATCCATGTCTATCAGCAGATCAGGACCCTGCCGGCCGGCCCATGTGGTCTTACCAGAGCCAGGAGGACCGTAAACAACTGTCACTTCCCCAAGGAAGCTTCCGGACTGGTAATCATACACCCGCCGTTCTAAGGCAGACTTCTTATTGTGGCAGCTGTTGCATAAGCCCTGATGGTTACGGCGGTCAAAGAAGTCGATGCTCTTGTCTATCCTGTGCGGTATGATGTGGTCCAGAATAACAGCAAGAGAAGCCCTTCCGGCTTCCTCACAATGCACACATAAAGGATACTCCATAAAGTGCTGCACCCGTAGCTTGCGCCACCTGGCACTGTCGTACAGGCTGGAGCGCTCTTCCCTGCCTTGGTTCTTCCGGGCTACCGGCCGGCTATTCCAGGGCCTGTCTTTGCTCTTCTGAATGTTGGGCATTGTCCTTCTTCTTATGGTAATAGCGCTTGCAGGCTTGCAGGATATTGGCTCTGTTCTTCTGGTAGTAAGCTTGCCAGGCCTCGCCGCTTCTGCGCTTCTTCATCTCCTCCCGATGGCAGGGCTTGCACCTGGGAGTGACGGTGGAACCGCAGGGATAGAAATCACTCAGGGGAAGATCATTCTTACAAGCTTTGCACTTCTTCATCGGATAAAAAGAAAAAGATGGCGGGGCAAAACCCCGCTTCTCTCCAAGCTATGAAAACAACTGTTATTCAATTCCCCTATATACTAAGCCAAAGTTCTTTCTTCCTGCTTTATCAGCTCCTCCAGCGCCGCCCTTGCCCTCCAGTAGTTCTGCAACTTGTCTGTGTCCTTTAGCAGGCAGCTTACTACCTCTGCCTCGCCGGGCTGAAGCGCATAGCTGCTGATGATCTGTGCCGTGGTCGGCTTAACGGGAGGGGGCGCTGTGGCTACGCTCATTTACCTACATCCTATGTTATACAGTAACCAAAGATACCACTATTACTATATATAACAAATCATGTACGAGGGGAGAATAAAAATTTTTAAAGAGGGGATTGCAGGTAGCGCCATGTTTTGACGCAGTAGCTGATCTGGTGATAGCAGTCGTCAACGGCGTGGTGGTGGGTGCCTATCCTTGGCTCCTGGTCTTTGATGTGCGGGGCAAAGGCTACCAGTGTTCTTACGTCCCGCTCGTTTCGGAAGCTCCAGGGAACAGGAAGGGTGCAGGCGCTATAAGCATCGTCTAGCTTGCCCAGGTCAAAGCGCGCGGAGTTACCCCATAGCTGGGCTTCCTTACCGCCGCATGTCAACACAAACTCGCTGAAGCTTTGCAGCGCTGCCGCTATATGGACCGGGTTCTCTAAGAGCGGTAGCCTTGCCTCTGCTTCTCTTTTAAACCACCAGTACACGGTACGGCCGTCTATCTTCAGGCCGGCATCCATACAGCTCTGCAGATCCACGTTGAGGTAAAAGGTTCGGCCGGTCCGGCCTGTGGTGAGGTCGAACTCTACCGCTCCTATCGAGAGGATAGCAGCGTTAGAGCCCGTGGAAAGCGTCTCCAGATCCACCATGATGTGACCTAGCTGAGACCCGTCAATTATTGATTCCATTTGTCAGTTTTTGATACATAATTACTTGAAGTTTATAGCACAATGTCCATGATAACGTAGCGGGCAACGCCTATCCAAGCTTTTCTTTCCAGCTTTGACAGCTCTTCCCATGCTGGCATTGTGTGCTGCAACCCCATGCGCTTTGCATATTGCATATACATTTCTCTTCCTAACTGCTTTTTGTTCATAGTAGCTCGTTTTTTTGATACTAATACGTGCTAGTGAAACTTCCCGCATAAAGGATTAAAGGGGATTTTACCCGCATCAAGGACGTTTTTTTCCCGCCGCATGCCGTGGTTTTGCCCATGCTTTAGGCGTGTTTTTTGAGAAGCACCGTTTTTTAACCTCAAATGCCTCCTGTTCCGCTTCTATCAACTGTTGAGCACGCTAACCCCACTGTTCGTCGAAAATGCGACGCAGGGCTCAGGTTAAGCACTAACTTTGGGATGCTATGAGGCAAACGCGGTACCTGCTTAAGGTGAGTGTTAATCAGGTTACCTAAAGTCTTAGCTGTGAAGCCACGCTCTGTAAGGGGTGTGGCTTCTGTGTTTTTATCCTTAGTTTAATTGAAGTGAAATCTTGGTTACTACTTCTGCAGGCGTGAAGAACACTCCCTGTGAAGCATAATTGTTGTACCTGGTGGTGCCATTCTTGAAGTGCTCAGCATCAGTGTCGCAGCCAACAAATTCTTCTATACCAAAATCATAAGCTGCAATGGCGCTAGATCCAGAGCCCATGTGCGTATCAAGCATCTTCATCCCTGGCTTGGCATAGTTCATCAAGCACCACTTGTACAAGGCAACCGGCTTCTGGCACTCATGAATGCGAGCTTCATTTTTGCTTTTGTCCGATTGCATCACATGCCCTTCAGCAATGCTTTTACCCTGCAGCATCCCATTCCACATAAAGGTGAATTCTCGCACTGAGCTGTTAAAGCTTGTCCAGGCTAATTCGCAGTCAGCAAAGTTGCCCGTTGTCAGCTTTCTCCAAATGATCATGCAGCGCGTGTTTCGCAGATGCTCAATGAAGTAGTTGCCGCCCCAGATGATTTGGTTTTTGCTTACTCTGAATAGCTCTTGAAAGTATTCCTCAGATGGAATAGCATGATCCCATGTAGAGCCACTATAGCATCGTGTCTTTGCAAGCTTCGTTCTTGAACGAGCTCGTTTAGCTGACTCCTTTATGCCGTATGGAGGATCAACTATTGCGATATCGAAATAGCCATCTGGATACCGCTTCATTACTTCTTCGCATTTCTCGTGGTAAAACTTGGCCTCCATGTGCTTATAAATTCATTAGTTAGAATTAATTGAATACATTGTTTTCTTCACTTTCAGGACCGTAGCTGTACCTACTTTGCAGATGGCTGCTGCCTCCCGGATTGTCTTGCCTTCCTGCAGTAGCTGCACCACGTCCTTGTACTTGGCCAGGGATTTAGCAGGGGGAACTACGCTGCCCGGCTTCCTTCCCAACCTAATGCCCTTTCGCTTGGCCTCTGCCAGACCGGAGTTGATGCGCTGGATCAGGCTCTCGCGCTCCATGCGGGCGAACTCTGCCAGGATGGTGAAAAGGAACTGGGCTATGGGGTTTCGGCTTCCGTCCGGGTTCAGCGTCTCCATGTTGAAGTTCTGCACGTAAACCGAAACCCCTTGCTCCGTCAACTCCTCCAGCACCTGCAGGACTTCCGAGGTCTTGCGCCCCAGCCGGGACACCTCGCTTACCAGCACCTTACTTACCTCCTGTTGCCGGACCATCTCCACCAGCTCCTGTATACCGCCGCGGTCCTTGTTGTTCCTGGCACCGCTAATCTTCTCGGCAATCACCTTTGCCACCTTGTAGCCCCGGGATTTGCTGTAGGCGGTGAGCTCCTTTACCTGGCGCGTGTAACTCTGCTGCTCTTTGCTGACACGGACGTAGATGGCTACTCTGGTCACTGCTTAGAAAGGACCATCCTCATACTCGTCACGGTAGCTACTCTGCAGCTGCGGGTTCGTCTTCCGCTCCACCGCCCTCTCTACTGCCTCGTCAAACTTCTTCTGGTAGGCCCGCTGCACCTCATAGGCAAGTATCGGCTGCAGGTTCCAGGCTTCGGCGTGGGAGCGGGCCACGTCCTCCGTAACCGGACTGATGGAGAAGATGCTGCTCATGCCGTACATCTTCGTGTGGGCGGGTTGTTTTGCCGTTTCCGGAATGTCTACCCGGAGCATGACGGTATTGCCGAATGATACCGTCTTAGCCAGTCCAGCTACTTTGGTGTGACCCATCACTTCGACGATGGCCCAGTTCTCGAATTTCTCTGTTTCCTGATTCATGGTTAGTTGTAGTTTATAGAGTTGATTAGATAAATTTTAAATCGCCTTTCTCGCCAGTCCCTTTCGAAATTCCTCATTTCAATCTTGGCTCTGGCCTGGGCTTTTTCCCTGGCTAGAATCCTTCTTTTCTCCTGCGCTGATGTGGTCTTATCGTTGATGAATGCCAGCACCTCGTAAGCCTCCAGCTTAAGTAGCCTGCTTTTATACCCCTCCTTGATGGAGTTCCAGAACCTTGTCGGCACCTTCCGATAAGTAGTCTTAGCCAGTTGATCCCAAAACCAGATAACCTGATCGGCCTCGGTGACAGGGTTGCGATACCCCAGCCCATTGATGTAGATGTTTGTCATTGCTGATTCAATGCTTGCCTAATTACCTTTAGCGCCTTCGGCTTGAGCAGCTGATCGGGCGTGAAGCGCAGCACCTTTATGCCCATCGTCTGAGCGCTATTATACTTTTCCATGTCTCCGATGTAGCCCTTGCCCCTGGTGTGCCGGCCTTGGGTCCACACGCCGCCCTCCACCTCTATCGCTACCCGGCTCTGGGGCAGGTAGAAGTCAAAGCGCCACTCCCGTTCAGGGTGAAACCTGTGCTCTGCCACCACTTCCTCTCCTGTTGCCTTGTTTAGCTCCTTTATGCGATGCTGCTGAAGGGCTTCCTCCAGTTGCCTGTCTGCTTCCGACTTCTTGCGCTTGACCTTTACCTTCGCTTTGGTACCGTTGGCCAGCAGTATCCTTGCCTCTTCTACAGAAATTACCTCTGTCTTTTTCTGTGCCATTAAATGAAATTAAAAGAGCGCTTCTTCGTCAAAGCCGTATTTAGCCCTACAGGGTTGTTTCTTGCTTACCTTTCTCAGGCTGTTATCCAACTTGATCAGGTCTCGGAGGTGCTGCCGTTTGGCAGCTGCTACGGCGAGGTACTTATCCTTGGTGTGCTGATAGCGGGCTGTCCGCGCCCTTTTACTCAACAGCGTTATCTGCCGCTGCAGCTCATGGATCTTGGTAGTCATGTTCATAGCTCATGCTCTCCTTTCGCCAGCTGCTCCAGGCACTCCCGTAGCATCCGTTTCTCACAGCGGTAGCGCAGCTCCCGGGTGTAGTGGTTGCCCTGGGGCGGCTCCTCTGCTTCCTGGAACCGGCGCAGTTCCTTGCGGCTGGCAGCGTTCAGGTCGTTGTACTTGGCAGAAGTGAGCAGCTTGTGCATCTCCTCTGCCTCGATCTCCTCCGGTATCTGCCCGGATATCAGGCCTTGCTCCTGCAGCCATTCGAAGATGATGCCGCCTGCATCCAGGAAGCTGTAATTCTCCCCTGCTTTCAGCTTCTCCACTTCCTGCAGTACCACCTGCCTTTTCCGGGCATTGTCGAACACCGGGGCCGGCGCCGGGGCTTTGCTATAGCCGGGACCTGCCACGTAAAGCGGACGCGGGGCAGCATCGGGCCTGCGATCAGGACCGAACACGGGTATCAGGTTGCACATCTCCTGCAGGCGGCTCCACATGCGGCCGTCGTACAGGTCTGCCAGCTGACCAGGCTCCAGGTTGGTGGTGAAGTGTGAGAGGTAGCCATGCTTGAAGGCCTCGTAGCGGTTATGGATCAGGTTCTCTGCCACGTTCACCTTGTTGCCGTAGTGGCTTACCGTTTCCTTCACGGTGTCTCCCAGTTCATCGAACAGCCAGTGCTTTTTGAAGTAGCGCAGGAAGGCATCGTAGCCGTCGCTGCCGTAGTTAGCCGCTACCCGGGGCAAGGTGGTATAGGCAAAGGCCAAGGGGCTGTGCATGCTCACCAGTACCCGCTGCAGGGCCTTCATGTGGTCGGTTTTGCCGGTGCCCACCATCCCGAAGAGCAGGATTCCCTTGTTCAGGCTGAAGCCTGCCTCCTCAAACTCCTCTGAGCGGGTAGCGTAGGCGTACAGCAGCTTGAGCAGGGGCCTGGTGTAGCTGTCGGGCTCAAAGCCGTGGATCACGGTCTTAACCACCTGCAGGTACTGGCCCTTCGATGGTAATACCGTAGCGGGCTGCGAATTCTTCCGGGGATTCCCGGTGCTGAGCTGGTTGTCTGCTGCTATTTCCTTGATTGCCTGCATTTTTTGTAACTGTTTGATGTATTGTCCGTAACTGTGCTAGAATATTCGTCATGTTGCTGTCTATCTGAGCAGGTCGCATCTGCTTCTGTAGGAAGTCCTCCAGCTTGCCCCAGTTGTTGAGGATGTGCTGCCAACTGGCCAGGGCCTTTGCCGCATCCCCTTTCTTTGCCTCCGTCAGGTAGCGCCTGATCTTCTTGAGGGCTTTGTAGTCCGACTCCAGCAAGTGGGGCGGCTCTCCTACCTTCTGCACGTACCACTGCCAGTAAGCATCCACGAAATCCTTGTGCACCGGGTCTTCTTCTGCTTTGGGGGGTTGCGCGGCACTGGGGGGCTTTTTACTTTTTGGCGGTTTAGCGGAAGAAGCTTTCCCCTCCTCTCCTTTTTTTTTCGGGGGAGACGCGGCAGCGTCATCATCCCCTTCTTTTAGTTTAGTTTGGTTTAGTTTAGTAGAATGGTTACCGAGTACGTTACCCTGTATGTTACCATCTATGTTACCTTGTATGTTACCCTTTACGTTACCTTGTATGTTACCTTGAGGGGTGCTTTTGGAAACATACAAGAGCATATAGGTTGCGGCCAGCTTATTCTTTTGCCCTTCTGTAAAATCGATCAGTCCCTTTTGCCTTAATCGGTTGCGTAAGTCGACAAATGTCTTCCGACTGATGCCGAGATTCGCGCAGATTAGCGTTGTGGCGTGCTGAAAGGGGTTCTCCCACTCAAGCTCATTTGCTTCATTCAAAAGATAGAAGTACAAATCGGCTTCGTGTGCGGTGAATCGCACCTTTCTGCGCAGCCGCCAGAACTGGTTGATTAGCTCTATATAATTCATGTTGTTTTCTCGTAGTTATGCTTCTACTGGCTGCAAACCTGCTTTAGCTACAGCAGGCTCATTTGCCTGCCGTGCTTGCTGTTCTCCAGCTCCTGAAGGATCTTGTCTACTTCCCGCTCCCATTGCTTTGAAAGCTGCAGGAATTGCTGGGACCTTATCCGGAAGTACTCTTTCTGTGCCTCACGCATCTTGCGGGTAGCATGCTCCAGCTTTTTATGTAGTTCCTGGTCACTCATGCTTTGCCTCCTTTCTGCCTGGCTTTCTCATTCTCGCGCTGCTTACACCTGGGGTGCCTGCCGTCTGAAGCCGTTGGGTGCTTCCAGAAATCGTCCCGGTCCTTTACCTGATCACAGATAGGGCAGTGCTTGAGGTAGGCTTTCAGGATTGGCTTATCCCTGTTGCGGACATAGGCAGGATTGAGCCTTTTGCTTTCAGCGCTCATGCCTTCACCTCCTCTCCAAAGAACTCCTTCACTCTCCGCTCCAGCACTTCCGGAGTGGCACCATAAAGCGTTACTGTGATCTTTAGTCCGTTGCTGACCAGCACCAGTTTGGCCGCATGCTTTTGAGCGGCCTTATACCTGGTATCGCTGAGAACTTCTATACTTTTTGACTTGTGAACCTCTGGTTTAGGATCTGCTGTATTCATCTTGTCTTGCGTCTAGGGTAAAGGAGTTGTTTTCTTTTCGGCTGCGGTGTGTTGTACAGGGCCACGATCTGGCCAGCCTGGGCAATGCTTTTGTTGGTGGCCTCTGCCATCCAGTGGTTAAAGCTCATGCAGCCGGCTCTGGTGAAGCCTCCGCTGATCAGAAGCTTATACACTTGCCTGCTGATGTCTGCCCTGGGCGGGAAGCAAACCACCACGCCGAATTTATTCTGTTCTATTGTGGCAACTTGAACCATACAGAGTCGTTACATTGAAATGAATTTCTAAACAATCGAAAGAGGGCTGTTTTTGACGGCCCTTTTTTTCTTTTAGCTGACCGTTAGTTCCACTACTAACTTATTCTGCTCTACTGTGGCAATACCTGCCATATAGCTGCGTTTTATGATTGTTAATTGATATCTGATTTGTTAAGTTGAGAGAAAGGGGGCCGTTTTTAGCGGCCCTTTTCCTTTTAGCTGACCGCCCCTCCCAACTTATTCTTCACTACAGATGCAATACCATTCATATTAGAGCGTTTAAATATTGATAATGAATAGTTGTTATTTAAGTGTGAGCGAAAGGGGGGACTCCGTATGGTTCCCCCTTTTTACTTTAGCTGATGGTCACCACGGAGCACCCCCACTCCCGGAAGTACTTCACCTCCTCTTCCAGCGCCTGCTCCAGTACCTGCGCCTGCAGGTCGTAGAGGTCCGGCGAGTCCAGGAAGAAGCGCACGTTCGCGTCTGTGGCATCCACGGCAATCTCCACCAGGAACTTCTTCTTCTCCCCTCCCTTAAAGATGGGCACCAGCAGGTTAAAGGTGTTGTTCCAGTTAATGCCGGACACTACCCGCTCTATGCTGTTCAGGCTGTCGCCTCTGTTGCTGGAGTGCTGCGCTACATTGGTCGTGACAGTGGCATTGAACTTATCGAGGGCAGCGATAATAGCCAGGTTCTCGTCGCGGTTGGCGAACATAAAGCGGACCTGCTTGAGCATGCGCTTTAACTCCTGCACACTCCAGCGCTTTTCGGAGTTGATCTCCAGAAGCTTCAGCTCCTGGCTTGCTACCAGCTGGCCAGTGATGGTATCCCCTAAAGGACACTTCTCGTTGAGTAGCAGGGTAAGCTTCTTGTTTTCCCGGTCAACGTACAGAGTGGAGTTTTCAGGGTAGTACAGTTTGTAGGGAGTTTCATCATGAGTGGCAAGCGTATCCATCTTATTTTCCAGGTATTCCCAAGGGGCTGTGATCGCTCCCTTTACGTCTACAATCTCCGGCTCCCGTAAAATGGCCGCTTCGCCTTTGCGGATTACCAGCTCTTTCGTTTCGCCGGTTACGTTGATGTTGATCTCCTGATCTTTCATTGGTTTAGGATATAAGGGTGATTAGTAAGTAGTGTCGTTTGCGGCTCTGTTTCTGGCGCTGATGCTTAGAATGCTTGTCTGGCGCTCCTCCGGCTTAAGCGGCCTGGAGCTTATCAGCTTGCCGGACTCGTCGTAGGTACCCATCATGCGCTCGTCGTGGTCGGCTATCAGGTAAAGCGTGCCTTTTACACGCAGTTGCCCGGTCTTCACGGCGTCCAGGGCATCGCTTAGCTCCTGCTCCAGGGGCTTCATCTGCTCTTTTTTGAGGGCCGTGTAACTCTTGATGTCCTGCTTGATCTGGTTAACCTTGATCAGCTTGTCGGACACTTCGGCCCGGAAGCCAGCTATCTCATCCGGCTCCAGATCCTTGTAATAGCTTTCGTCCGGCAGCACTTTGTCTGCCCAGCCCATCAGGGAGTCTCGAATGGCGTTAGGGTCTTTTTCGTGGGGGAAGAGTTCTTTTTCTAACATAAAAGGGTGGAATTATAGGGTTGGCAATTTGATTTAGGCAATTTAGTGAGGCCCATCTGGTCGAGCATTTCGTTCTGGAAGAACTGCTCTGTCATGGTCAGGCGTCTAACTTTGTTCTTTACCCGTTCCCCTGCCTTGCAGCGGATCCGGACAGTAGGGGCCAGCGTCTTCATGGCTACTTCACCCCTCTTAGGTTCAGGAGCCCTTTGCGCTCGCTTTTGGGCTTTAAGTACTTGTCGTAGCGGTAGGCCGGGCACTTGAGGTGTGCCTTACGGGCTTGCTTTAAGGGGTTGCAACTGGCCAGCAAAGCGATCAGGAAGAGCGCAATGAGGGCGGCGATTGGTGAGAACTTGATCTTCATTTTCTTTGGCTAAAAGATGAAAGGTTTAAGATTTGTCAGCGGTACTCCGCTTTGTCGATGGCCTTGCCTTCCGCATCAAACAGAACCCCTCTCACAGCACCTTTCCGCCTGGCTTTCGAGCCGTTCTCCAGCTCAAATTTTGCGTCTTTGGTGCACCTCCAAACTACCCTTCCCGTCTTGCTGTAAAACAATGCCTTCATGGTTTACTCTAAGTGTAGGCTGTGTTATTAGCGCCTCTTGTACTTGCTTCTCAGCTGCTGGCGCTTCCTGCTTTTGTGCTCATTTGCCAGCTGGCGTTTGCTCTTCAGGGAGAGCGGCATGTCCGGCAGCTCTGCTTTCCCGGTGTTGCGCCTGGCCTTGTTGCAGGTGCCGCAGAGCTGCAGCTCCCTGTTCTCGATGGGCTTCAGGTCCCCGCACCACTGGCACATCATACCGGCACCGTCCCTTCTGTTAAAGGATGGTTCTTGAAGTGGGTGAAGCGAACCTTCACATCTACCGGGGCAGGCTTAGGCTTCAGCCTGCTGTCCAGCGTGTCCTGGGCAAACAGGTAGGCCTCAAAGGTGCAGATGCGGTAGCCCAGCACCTGTAGCCTGCCCAGTTTCCAGGCGGCATACTCCGGCAGTGGCTTTTCGCTGTTGTGGTACAGCCAGGTGGTGTTAGAGGTAAGGTTTACCTCCTGCATGGTGTGCTGGTCCAGCATTACCAGGTACTCGCGGTCCTGCCCGTTGCCATCAAGGGATTGAAAGCACACCAGGTGCTCGTCCGTCTTGCGGAGCGGACGGTAGTTAAGTTTTTTCATAAGGGCTAAAAGTATAAGGGTGATAAAAGGGAATGCTTAGTGTTTGACCGTACTAATTTTAAGTGTTTGTAGTGCTGTAATTCCGTATTTCCCCGTAAGCTTTGTTTTGTCTCAATCCTGTTATTTTGCTCTTACACCCAACCACTTAAAGCAGGAACTCCGATGGGAACGATGCTAGAACTGATGTTTGAGACCATTGACATCAAAACACTTGATAAGAGACAGACGGTTGAAGGGCTCTTTTACATCCATCAGCTGCTCAAGAAAGCCTCACATCCACTGAAAATCGATCAGTACAAAACGATTGAATCTGCCCTCCAACTACGGGCAAGCGTACTCCGGGAAGAGCGGGCAAGAACCTCTCTTGCTTAGGCGCTCTTCTTAAACTCCGGCTGCTGCAGGTTGATCTCTACACCCACCGTGTTGCGTCTGATGAAATCCACGGCGTCTTCCCAGTTCACGCGGTACTCCTTCGGTCCGATCTTAAAGGCCTTCAGGTAAAGGCGGTGCTTGGGGTCGCGCTTGATGTTGTTTAGCAGCGTCTCATTGGTGCAGTCGAGCTGCTCTGCCAGGTAGCTGAGCTTGATGCCGAGCTGCTGGGGGACAGAGATGGTCTTGTGCGGTGTTAACATTGAATTGTTATATATGGAGATTCGAATATTTAAAGACGTAACTCATTCGCGTTGTTGCGGTTAAAGCAACAAATGAACTTTGCTTCTGGTATGACCTAAAGCGGGGTGGGCATCAGGCAGTAGGCCTAGGAGGCGCTAAGCAGGCGCTTTTCTTCTTCCTGCTGTTCCTGGTACTCCTTGATCAGCTTGAGGATGTGGGGCCAGGCCTTGGAGTTCTTTTGCTCATATTTTACCGCGCGGTAGATGGTATTGGTGGCCATACCCGTGCGCTTTACCAGCTCCGGCAGGTAGTTGGGCGGCATCATTTGTCGCACAGTTTTTGGCTGCTGTTGCGTTTGAGTATTCATTTTTCGTTATATTTCGATTAGCAATTGATTACACAACAAACATACGTCATTTGACTAATTAAGTCAATACGTTTGACTAACTATTTTTTAATGATTTCTGAAGAAAACCTTCAAGAAGCTATAAACCACAGGTTTAAGACCGCATACGATAAGCTAGTCGAACTTAAGAAGGTTGACAGCCAGCGAGAGTTTTGCGCAAAAGCAGGTATAAATGAGGGGAATTTCAAGAAGTACTACAACGGTGACAGGAAAACAAACAATTTGATACTAGTCAACATGACTAACGCATTCAACTTATCTCCCGAGTGGTTGTTAACAGGGGAAGGGGATATGTTTAAAACATCTATTCAAGAATTCGCAAAACCTACAGACACAAGAGTAGAAGAACAGGACATCCCACTTTATGACTTCGAGGCATCTGCAGGCCTGAAGAAGCTTTTCAGCAACTCAGAAAACGTCCTAGATTTTATCCGAGTGCCTAACCTACCGAAGTGCGACGGGGCAGTGCATATATCGGGAGACAGCATGTACCCACTGCTGAAGAGCGGAGATATTGTGATGTACAAGCAGATCCATGATATCGCCAACGGAATACTATATGGTGAGATGTACCTGCTCTCTGCCACAATCGGAGATGAGGACCTTACCCTAGTAAAGTACATCCAGAAGTCTGAGAAGGGAGATGATTACGTGAAGCTGGTAAGCCAGAACAAGCACCACCAGGACAAAGACATTCCCCTGAAGAACATCAGGGCGCTGGGCTACATAAAAGCGAGCATCAGAATTAACAGCATGGCTTAACTGTACAAAATAATTGCATACACCCTAACCCCTACAGCTTATGGAAACGCCTACCCTTACCGAGTGCCCTAACTGCAATGCTAAACTGACTACTGGCATTCTGAGCAGCAATAAACTCGTAAATAAAAAGTTCGGTGCACTGATCAGAGAGTTTACGACGCTTCAGCATGAAGACTTTTGCGAGAAATGTGCTCAAGCACCATTTGAACAAGCAAAGGCAAAATGCAGCAAAGAGATTGCCGCTCTTAACGTAGAGGTAAGCAACCTGCTCAAGAACGTACAAGTTGTTTCCATCCCCGCCCCTCTTCACTGGGATTACTCTGTCCTGGATATGGTGACAGCACAATCGACAACCGGAACGGGGGTATTTGCTGAATTTAAGTCTAGCATCACGGACTTTTTCGGCATGCAGTCTCAGACCTACAACACCAAGATAAGCAACGGTGAAAAGCTTTGCCTCGCACAGCTACGGCTCAAATGCCTTGCAGCCGGTGGAAATGCAGTAATAGGCACTGACATTGATTATGCCGAGGTAGGTGGAGCACAGGGTATGTTAATGGTTTGCATGACAGGCACAGCCGTTAAAGTAAACAACCTGGAACAGTTAGGAGAAGACAGAGCCGCTAACTTAGAAAGGCTTGCTGCTATGATGAAGCGCAGAGAGCACTTAGTTGAGATACATCTGCCCAATGTGAGTTTTGTTTCTGCAGGTGTTGTATAAACCACAGCAAGCAATAGCCCCAACACCCCCTTCCCAAGCTATAAAACAACTATAAACGAAAAGAGCGCCCTTGGGGAGGCGCTCTTCTCTTAGAACGAAGACTTACAGCGAGGCTGAGCAGTACAACACTTCATTTAACGTATGGAATTACTTTTAATACGGCAGCTTCTTCTACAGGTTCCTCCTTTAGCAATAGAGTACGCCTGTATACCTTACCCCCCTACACTATGAAACCCATAAACCCCCTATACTATGAAACACATAATTTTCCTCTCCCTAACTGTCCTGCTGCTGTCCTCCTGCGGCATCCTGGAAAAACGAAAGCCCCTGCGCGAGCGTCTTCAAGGCGAGTGGCTCGTATTGAAAGACACTAGCACCTGGTTCGATTCTTTGGGTAAGGTAACCACATACAACCCTTACGTGCATGACTCTACAGGAAGGCACCATATTATTTACACGTTTAAGGACACCATTGTAGATGTCAAAACACTGCTGCAGCCCTCTGCTTTTCCTTACGAGTTGAAGGAGGACGGGGGCAAGGATAGCCTCCTGGCCTACACTTTCACCAGGAACCACCCGGCTCACCGAATCGGCATTTCCTTCCCATCGGAAGACCGAATGCTGTGGCATTGCCGCGCATTCGACTGTGTCCCTAAATCTCATGAAGACTTGGAGTACACAATGGAGTTTAAACGGGTGAAATTGCAAGAGCAGTAACCTGTGCTAAAAAGGCTACCCCCCACCCCCGGCAGGTGCGCTGGGAGTAGGAGGGGTTGAGAAGGGAGTATAAGGAGCTGCTTTATTAACGAAACAGCTTAAACAAAAGTACTCTTAGCCTCAATACTAAGACTTCACTAACAATATTATGATAAATTTTGACGAACTAGAGGAAACAAGCGAGGACATAGCGCGACAAAAAGGGCATGTAATACATGACCTTAACTTTAAGCTTAAGATGATTGAACTTATAAAGCCTTCACTGATAGGGTCGGGAGGCATTTTTTTTCTGTCACTTATACAAAAGCCAGAAGCCCAAAACGAGCTTAAACAACTTTTCCGGCTCACCTCACGTGTTCAGAAGTTAAACTTGTCCGACTTCCCTTACCAGTTACTACAAAGCTTACACCAAAATATTGATAAGGTACTATGTTTGTTCAGTTCCCAACTTGACCTTTACTACGAGCGAAACATAAATGTAGATCACAATAAACGTCATTCGCTGGTTACAGAAATACCCCGCTTAGGCGCAGATAACAACATCAGAAGCCTTAAGCAGACTTTCTACCCTACTGTTTTTAAAAACGATAAAAATGGCGAGGGCCATAGCGTTTTCATCAGTCATGTTGCGAATTTAAACAGAAGCCTCAGAGACATTCTTTTACAGAAGGTCTTTGATTTAGTCGATGCTCCCTACTTCTCTAAAGAGATAAACGCACTAAAGAAAAGTTTTTTTGATTTCGAAGAAGGTGTGAAGGCTAAGAGAACAGAGTTTGAGAGCTCCTTTAATCAAGACAAGAATAAGTTGATTAAGGGTCTTGAGGAAGCCGTTGAGAATGCGAAAAGCGCTGCTCTTCAGGCTGGAGTTGCCAATCACTATGCTGTATTCCAAAAAGAAGCAACAAGTCATCAAAGAAAATCGCTTCTGTGGCTAGCTTGCCTCATAATAATGGTAATTACTACTGTTGTTTCTGTGATCAAACTAGGAGATATCATTAATTCAACCTATACCTTTCCTATCAAAGTGCCAGAAACATTAGTTCCCGAAACAATAAGGTTTCACACGATTCAATACATTCTTAATAAAATAGTTATCCTAAGTGCTTTATTTTATTTTTTATCTGTGTGTTCTAAGAACTATAAGGCACATAGACATAACTACGTGCTAAATAAGCATAGGCAAAATGCTTTAGCGACCTTTCAAGCGTTTACAAGTGCCACTGATGACGAGCAAATTAAAAACGCTGTACTCTTAGAAGCTACTAGAACCATCTTTTCAAATCAACATACTGGATATATGAATGTTGATGCTGACTCAGATTCGCCAAACAAAATAATAGAAATTATAAAGAGTACAGGTCTTAGCAAATCGGCTTAAGCTCCCTTTGATTCACTAGTGTACTCCTCAAAGCTAAGGAGGAAGTACAGGTAGCGGTTTTAGAAAAAAATTGTATAAGAATAACTCAACATCCTTCTAATATTGGATTTCATCGAAAGGTTTTTGGACTTCATTAGCGACAACAGAAGACACATCACTACTCGTGTCATAGTTGCTGCTTTTAGCTTCCTACTATTTGTGTTGGTTGATAATATGTTTGCCTTTTCCTACAACTATACTATTGACCGGAGTATTAGCAACGCAAGAAACATTTCAGAGCTGCTCAAAGACACTACCTTATCATCTACAACAAGACTGGGACTTGAACGTCTGCGGGAGGAAGTTGTAACCCATAAAACGGTAGCAGACCATGTTGTTGCTTTTTGGAGGGATGTATCCACTTTTAAATACGGTACAACAAAAGTAGCTATGTTGGATAACTCTGATAGCTGGACCGTTTCTTATGACCTATGGCATCTATTATCTTCAGGAGGGCTCTACCTGCTATTCATCATTTTTGGTGTACCTGTAATATTAGTGGCAAAGTCTAGCTTGACACTGTTGCAGAGATTTGTGAGCGCTTTGGGATTTATTGTTCTCTTCTCCACTATTGCCTATGTGCATTACATAGTCTTAGAATTGGTCCCGGACATGCTTTTCGGTTCTTGGACGTGGAACTATGTTTTAAACGCACTGGTGCAACTTACCCTCGTCGGGTTCCTTGCCAGTTTTAACAAGAAAGCAGAAAAAAACAAAAAGCATGATAAAGTACTGGCTGGAGTATGAGAAGCTGAGAAGGGAGTACGAGGAGCGGCTTTAGCCCAAACCACTCTAAAAATGTTAAACGAGCCTATATTCTAATAATAAATCACCCTTACAATGTCCAGCACCGAATCAGAGATCCTAAACAGAAGGCTGCTTAAGCTCTTTCCTGTTAAGCTACTTAAGGAAGAATTTCAAGTAACAGCCAGTACACAACCGGAGCTTATCGATACCTTAGTATATGGTAATACAGATCACACGCTCAGGGAGTTCGCATTTGACAAAATAGATTGCACAAAGCAGCACGTGTATATATACACTCTTAACCGTGCCTTCGATTCAGGCTCTTTCTCTGCTAGAGACTTCCCTATAGAAGTGCTGCGAAGCGTCCGCACCTCGAATGGCTGGGTGCTTCACTGCCTGCCAAAGATTACCCACAATGTCGTGCTAATTGAACCTTTCGAAACGAGGACGATTGACTTTTATCAGCCGATAAAAATTACTCTGGACGGGAATCGGCTTATATTGCAGTTCACCATCCTGGAAAAGAACCTCAAAGCCCATTTTGAAAGAAATAGGTGTGTCTATAGCAAAAGGATGCTTGAAGAATCAGCTATCAAAGACGAGATACTCAACCACTTCGGCAGAAACTACCAGGTTGATGTGTGCGACATGAACAGAGGGGTTAAGTATCTTTGGGACAACGGCCTGCTGGACGGCAAAGCCCTAAAATTCAAAAGAGCTAAATCTACTGCCACTGTAACCATGGACGAAGAGGAAACATATAAGGAAGTTTACCCCGAGGAGTATAGAGAAACCATGAAAGATCCGTTACACCGGACGGTGCTAAAGTATAAGGTTCAGGATGACGAACTGTGTGACCTCTTTACAATTGACCCCTCAAAAGGAGAGATCAGCTTCAACAAGTATCCGCTCACTGCAAATCAGATACAGAATGTTATTAGCAAAATTCTTGCAAACAATTGATAATACCTTCATTGGGAGAATTATCGATGATAAGGTTAATGTATTGAAAAGTATTAACCCGGATAGGTTCTATGTTGAAAATGTAAGGCGGTTCTACAACCTGCCAAGTTCTGTAGCAAAAGTATTTTGTGAAATGGCCGTACGCGAAGGGTACTTTAAAAAACGCTTTGCAGTTAAGTGTCCTAATCAAGAGTGCGGCCGTATCATAGTGTCTGTTGATTCGCCCGCAGATGTTCCTGATTACATTGAATGTGACATATGTGAGGCTCTTGAAAGGGATGAATATTGCTTCAGTTATGATGAAGTAGAGATTGAACCTTATTATCAGATCAGCAGGGAGAGGGCTTCTTCTAGAAAGGAGGCGAGTTATGTCCGATAGTAACAGGCAGCAATTAGATGATCGCATTTATGTTGTGAAAGCTTTTTTTCATATGGGAGTGCAGGCCGTGCTGATAATCTGCGCATTAGTCGCTTTTTTCATTATTCTGTACCACATGCTGGTCAACCCAGACATTTATGCTAAAGCAGTTTATGCGGCATTCGATTACCTTCTAGGCCAAACTCTTTACCGTGTCTACAAATACTTCTTCATTTTGCCTGCTGAAGAAAAAACGCCAGTCAGAAGGCAACAGACTACAGCATAGACAAAAAGGGAGGCTTCTGCTTCCCTTTTTCATTTTCGCACCACCAGCACATACTTCACCTCATAGCCGCACTTCTCCCCCAGCACCTTCACAGCGGTAGCCAGGCTTTCCAGGCCTGAGCGAAGCCCCGGCCTAACTGGGGTGTTTCTCGCTGTCATAAAGAAGTCCTGCCAGGGGTAATGATAATCGATGTAGCCCGAGTGCGAGGGCTTTACCCAGTGCCTGGCCTGAATCTCCCGTAGCTTGCCCCACTCCCCGGCATAGGCCACGTGCCGGCGCTTCTCCTGGCAGAGCTGCCGCACCCGCTTAAACTCCGCATAGTCGGCAAAGCCCAGCAGTCCAAACCCTGTCTCCAGATCAACAAACTCCATTACGCTTTACTCTTGCTTGCTTCTATTACCTGCCAGGCGTCCAGCAGGCGCTCCGCTACGTCCATCGGGTTATAGTGCGAGTACCTTTCCGTCACGTCGCGCCCCTTATGCCCCAGCAGCTTCTTCACCAGCGCCGGGTCCTTGCTTACGGCCAGCACCCGGCTTGCCCCGGTGTGCCGGGCATCGTGTGAACTGATCACCGCAGAGAGCGGCACCTGCGACTCCTCAATTCGCCCGTTTGCATAGCTTTTGGTTTGCCTAACCAACCTGGTAAGCTTCGCCTCTTTGGCGGCATCCTTCAGGTACTCGTTGTATTTCTGCAGGCTGATCTTGCCCGAGCGGGTACGCAGCACCGGTATGCCGCCGTGCTCCTCCATCAGCTGAGCGGCAACGGAAGGGATCGGCACATACACCAAATCTCCCGTCTTGCCTTGCGTGCGGTTCACCACGGTTACCTCCCCGTACTTCTCCAGTTTGATCTGCTCGAAGTGGACCGGCTTCAGGGAAGACACGTCCCCGAAGCGGAGCGCCAGCTGGCACTGGATAACAAAGGTATGGGCAGCCCTTCGAAGCGACTCTTTGGAGTAGGAAGCGTCGCGCAGCTGCAGCACCTCCTCCCAGGTCAGGTCGTACTTCGTGGACACCTCGCCGGCTCCTACCTGCAGCCACTCATACGGTAGCCCCGCCTCCTTCATGGCCGTGCGCAGAATCTTGCGGTAGCGCTGCACCGTGGAGTACTGCACATTATACTCTTCGTGGTTCAGCACCCACTCCTCAAAGGCCTCCACCGTTTCCTCGTTGATTTGCTCAGGCCGGATGCCGGGCATATACTCCTCCAGCTTATCCACCACCTGCTTATAGCTGCGGGTGTAGTCCTCTACTTTGCCTTTGCGTGTGGCGCGTTCCTCCGGATCCTTGATGCCGCGCAGCTTCTTCTCCACGTACTTTTCTGCCCAGCGCTCCAGGTACTCCCGAACAGTGCGCGGCCCTTCCTTCTTCCTGGCCTTGCGGGCGCCCGGGTCGATGATGCCTGCCAGGTCCACCTCCTCCAGCGGGCGGCCTTCGCGCTGCGCCTCATAGTAGGCGCTGTGCACTTTGTCGTTGAGCTCCCGCAGGTGCTGGTTCCACTCCAGCGCGTAGGGGTGCGAAGACGTGAGCCATTTGTTTACCACCGTGCCGCGCGGTACTTTCTTTCCCCTCAGCGCCCAGTACTTGGGCTCAACGGAAAGGTGCGTGGAAGCGCGGAAGTCGCCGGGGTGTACCCTGACGTAGATGGGGGATATCGGGGACTTGGCGCGGTGGAGGTAGAAGGTGACGTAGATCAT